CCTAATAGCACAGATGCCTCTTGCTCTTTATTAATACTACTCTCAAAATCCATTATACTATCTACCATCTTAGTTGCTGTACTAAGACTTAGACCCATTTTATGTATTTCAATAGCAGTTTTTCCAAACTCTTTTGCACCTTTACCACCAAATAAAGCCATAGCTTCTGTATTCTTGGCTATATCTTTCATAATCTTACCAGGAGCAATTCCTTGAGCTTTTGCTAAATTGCCTGTGAACTTCATAGCTCCTGCTGCAGATTCCGACGTTTCTCCTGGTAACTCTGATAATGCTGCGTTTACTTGCAGTGCCTCTTGTCCAGTTATACCCATCTCGTGAGCCATGTGACCCAACTCACTAACAGTGTCTCTACTCAAAGCGTTTATGTTGCCATACTGCTCCACAACACCTTGTAGAACTCCTTGAGTATCTGATAGGCCTAGCATACTGTATAAGTTCATTCCCTTGAATACTCCTTGCACAGCTTGACCAGCTGATAATCCTTGCTGTTTAAACGTTTCAAAGCTTTTGTGAAAAGCTTCTAAACCTTTCATACCCTCACTAAACACCAAAGCTCCCATGAGTTTGGGATTCCTACCAATAGCTTTTCCAGTTTCAAATATCTTTGTAAATGTTTGTTTCCACTCCTCTGCTTCCTCTTGAATCTCTGACATGGATTGTGCAATCTGCTGATTTAGATTTACTTGATCCTCTAAATGATTGCTCTTTTCCTCTTCAATTTTTAATGAAGCTATCTTAGATGCATACTCATCTTTAGTAATAAGATTTTGATCTAGTAGTAGTTTATAGTTTTTGGCTTGCTCTGCATACACACCAGTTAAACCAGTTTGAAGCATTGTTTGCTGTAACACAAGATTAGCCATCAACTTATTCTGATCAGCAGCTATATCACTAGAAGTTTCCTCTACCTGATTCTTAAGATTTAAGTATTTTAATTGCTCTTGACTGTTTGCAGCAAACCATCTGGCTCGTGTCTCTAATTTCTGCGTAATGTTTAACTCATCCTTTCTAGCTTCTACAGCCTTTTGAATTTCTTCAGTTGATATTTTCAAAGAATCACCATAAACCTTAGACATTGCAATAAGCTCTTTTAACTGCTTTGTCTGCACACCTAGAGCTTGTTTTAACTTTTCAGCAATGCTGGGATCAAACCCACCACCTGCGTTATTGTTATTGGTTGGTGCTCCGCCTTGTGGATTATTTGTACTCATACTTAATATCGCCTAACGCTTTGTGTAGCTAATGCTTTTAGAAAACGTGGATCTTTATCTAATAGACTGTTAATACGACTTTCAAGATCTTTACTCGTAATCTTTAAGTCTTGAGCTAGTCTTAGTAGTTTTGGATCTGATTTTAAAGCTCCACTCAAACCTTTAGCTCTTCTATCTATAATATCATAAGCAATTTTTTTACCTACTCCAGCCATCCATCCGACTATATCTTCATTAATCTGATGATCTCGCAACTCTTCTCGAATAATTTGTTGGATCATCTCCTTGATTTTTTGATTTTTCATTTACAAGGGTTTTGTATATAAATATCTTTAAATAAAGAAAGCCAACGCTAAGTTGGCTATCTTCTACCTGATTTGGCTTTATCATAAGCCTCTTTTTCGGCTTGTTGTTCTTTTTTCTTTGTATCTGCTAGTTTAAGATAAAAGTATCGTCGCAGATATGTGGGTAAGTTGTAGAGTTCTGTGTACGTCCAACCCATCTTACCATAGTACATAAGATCGAATATTTGATCTTGGAGCATGGGCCTATAGTTAGACCCCAGGCCAAAAAAAGGATACGTTTATCGGTAATCCCATTTTACTTTGCTCATATGCGCAATGTGGGCATGTATAATCAAATGTAGTATCAATATCCGGAGTAATCTCTTTTACATACTTTCTAAGCTCCAAAGAATCCCTGGATAACATTGTGTCTACTGTCTTGTTGATTGTCTTTTGATCGGTATCACCATCAACAGATACAATCATGTGCTTCAGTCTTGTTGTTAGCTCAGAATCAACTCCAGAAATCTTTGTATACTTCTTAGCGTCTTTTAATGCTTGTTCAATATTCCTTTCATCACCATGGGTAAGGAATTTTATAGCAAGAACTTTTTTACTTATAGGTAATGTAAAATCATGTGTGCATTTTCCTGGTGTAAACTTTTCCCAACTTACATCTCTATCTTCAAACTCCTGAAGATCTATTACTAGTGTAGTTTTTTCTTGACAGCTTGGACAAGTGATTTCTACATCATAGTCCTTACCATAAGCTAGTATCCGAGCTGCTATGAATATAGCATTTTTGTCTATGGTTAATAGATCGTTATAGTTAATTTTAGTAACTATTAGGGATTGTAGTAGCTTATCTAACACAACTCCCTGTTTAATAAGGTTTTGTGATGCCAAGATATCTTCTTCTTTAGCTGTCATGTACTTCATCTCTACCTTTCCACTAGATAATGGATGTCCTTCTGGATAAAAATATCCACGGCTTGGTAGGTCAATAATTTCGGTAGGAACGTCTAGTTTTTGGTCTAATGCTGGGGCTCCAGTGTTAATGGCATCTGCCATGAATTTTGCTTTGATCTGATCGTCGGTTAAAACTGTGGATCCTGGATAATTGTCGTTTACAACTTTGCTCATGTTTGAAACTTTTAGATTATGGTTTGTTTATTATAAATATACTAAAACAAAAAAAGAAAACCAACATTTCTGCTGGTTTTCTCATATTGTGTTTTACTTTTATTAGTATTCCAATACAGCGTAGTCGATACCTAATGTCAACTGAACCTCAACTGGTGTCTCAGTTGCCCAGTCCATATCACCAAACTGTGCTGTTTTGATGTAAGCTCCCCAAATCTTCCAGTTTTCAATCTTATCACCTACTGGTCCAAGTACGAAGATATCAAAATTCTTCTTGTAGAAATCTGCGTATCCATCACGGCCGGTTACTGATTCGTGTGCTGTACGTACCCACTCCATTACTGCTTGTGCACCTGATGGAACAATTGCATCATACATTGTGATTGTGATATCGTTCCACTTACACTTACCCTTTAGCTTACGGATAATGTTAATGTGATCAAGCACAACTTCACCACACTCTATTTGAGGACGAGATACTTTTTTACATAAGAAGGATGGAATACCATCGATTTGTAAGATAAACCTATTCTGTACCTTCGGTTCGTACGGGGTGTAGAATATTTCGTTGTTTTCTATTAGATTTGCCATGGGTCTTTTATATTAAATATTATGCGTTTTCAAAAGATGCTCCAGTTGGAAGGATGTTGAAGTCAAGGATAATGAATTCAGCTGCCTTTGCTGGTTGTAAGTAGATCTGACCGTACATAATGTTTCTGTCGATTATGTCTGGTGTGTTATTGGATTCATCCATTACAACTCTGAAGGCATATAGACCTTGACGAGCTTTAACTGTTTCCAAGTATGGAGTAACAATGTTTAAGAATCTTTGACGAGTTGCTGTAGTATTATTTTCGAATACTAAGTAACGGCTTGAACTTGCAATGTACTTCTTCAATGTGATCAATAGACGTCTTACATTAATTCTATCAAGAGCTGATGGTTTTGCTTGTAGTGTCTTCTGACCCCAGATACAAACTCCTTGGTTAGGGAATGTTGCAATTGCATTTATCTTATTCTCGTATAAGTCGTTACGGTTTGCTTGATTAAGCTTCAACTCTATGTCTACAGCTTCGCTGATACCACCTCTGTTAAGACCTGCAGGTGCAAACCATTCGTAGGCTACTGAGTCGTTATAAGCAACTACTCTTGGTACAACTACGCTTGGTGGTACCCAAACTGGCTTATTTCTATCTGTATCGATTATCTTAACCCAAGGCCAGTATGTAGCTACATAGTTAGAATCAATTCCACTATCAGTTACAGCTGCTATGGCTGTTGATACATTTCTACCTTGAATTACTGGATCAGCTATTACGAATGTATCTCCTCTATCTTCAGCAACTTCAATTGCTTTGTTTATGATTGAAGAGTGATCTGCTATGGTAGCTCCTGGTGTTACAATCATATTGATATCATACTCATCAGAATTGTTTATGATGTTTAGAGCTTTTATGTAAGCTGCAGCACCTGGTGCAGTTGCACTAGAACAATTCATTCCGAACAAGTTACCTGATGTTATGTTTGCACCAGTTTTCTTTGCTATTGCTGGATCCATACCATCAAATCCACCCTGCAATGCTACTGTAAACTTCAAGAAAGTTGCAGCATCTAGTCCTTTAAAAGCTGATCCATCACCTATTGTTGATCCACCAGCAAAAGTTGAGTTTGTATTTGTTTTTGATGCACTTGGATGCACAGTACAGCTGGACAAGTTAAAGACTGTAGAATCTGTTCCTGCACCAGCTGGTATTGGTTTTAGGTAGTTAAGATTGTCGGTATTGCTTGTGTTAAATCCGTAGTAAGCTTTTTTATTGTAAGCTCCATTAATTACCGTATTTGATGTTATGTATGATACAGCTGGTGTTGCGTATGAGGATGATATTGGTCTTGTGTATCCTGTTGTACCAAACGGTCTTAGTGTTGTTGGAATTGATTTTGAAGCAACAGCTGAGTCAACTTCGATATATATGTACTTACTTACATTGTTGT